CCTTTCCTATGCGTAGCACCGTTAGGGTGGTGTCTATTGACACCTTACTGCATGCTCCCTCCCCAAGTTCCCCAGCCGTCCTAGCAGTTAGGACGGTGTCAGAAAGCCCAAGCTGGTGTTGAACCAGTCACCGTTGGCATAAGCTGCCTTAAATAGGGGCGCAAAACCCTATGCGGTAGATTAATCCTTGAGCCTCCTTCCTCCAAGGAAGAGGTCAATTCTGTTCCCGACAAGGTCAGTCTCGTCATTGGGCCCGTTTCCAACCAACACCTGGTCGAAATGTTCACCGACGGCCCAATGGTCGAGACTGGCAACTAACTGTTGCTCCAGAATCAACTGCTCCTCCACACCGATGCCCCAAGCTTTCTCGAAAGAAACTCGGGAAGCAGCAGTACATCCCCTCAACTTGCCCAACGAGGTGTAAGAACCTAAACCCCATCTCAAGCGCTCCTCTAGAAATTCCGATGGATCCTTCAAATCGCGGTAGCTTGACAGTTTGCGGAGGGCACTGGCGAAATACGCCTCCAGCAAAGGGATCCCATTGGCTAGTGCAAGTTCGGCTTGACAGACCGCTTTCAACAAAGGACCGGTGAATGCGCGTTGGTTATAATGCCGATAACCAGAGAACGCGTAACTCAACGTCTTGAAAGGGTGCCGAACCATGGTGTAACGTTCACCGTTATAACATGGCTTACACTGACCAAAGGTAATTTCCTCGAGTAGGTCGACAGGTTTCTCTACAGTCATCTCATGCCCGCACACCTTGGACATAAACGCCGCAAAGCCATCCCGAAGATCCCTGGCAACTCGTCGTTCAACAAACAGCAAGGCATTGTCACCATCAGCTAAGTAAGTGGCGCGAAACTGCCCAAGGTGTTCAGAAGCCAGTTGCAGGGTGGCATCGACAGCAGATCCCATGATCAGGGTGTTGCCCAGACCAGTGTTGAAATCTCCCGATGCTCTACACCCCTCCCTACTGTACTTAATCCCGCCAACAGTCTTGCCCCTCAAACCCAACTGTACCTCTAACAGTTCGTTCAACGTCTTGTCGCCCGGGTAGACAGCTTTGTAGACGCTATGCTCAAGCTTCAATTGACGCTTAGAGACATGAGCTTCAAAAGCCTTGCCGTCCACCTCGAAGACCACGCAATCTCCCACAGACCCCATCTTCTCTTCTAGAATCCTCGCCCTCGAGAATCCGTCTAGGCCCTTGCCTACGACGCGCGTTGGCGTGACACCCCCCATACCGAATTTCCAGCGCCTCCAGAGTGCATGCTCTATCGGCTTCAGGTATGAGGCTAACACTAAGTTGAATCTTGGCGAACGACACATGATCATTCGAGGCTTACTTCGCTTCTGCAAAGGATTGAACTTTTCAGCCTTTA